TGCTAAATCTTTTGTCCAAAACCAAACAGCAAGCGCGCTAATCATAGAAACTATACCTGTCCACTTTTCTGAATTGAACAAATCTATTGATACGTTTGCTAACATAAGACCAACACCGCACATCATTGATGTGACAACTACTGGACCTATGAATTGAACAAGTGCTTCATTCATCCCAAGTAACGATGGGATTAATAATAGAGTAGCACCCCAGAATATGAGAGATAACCTTTCTTTCATATCCTTACCTAAAGTGCCTGCTAAAGTTATCGTTTCTGCTTGAAACGAAATAGTCGCTACTGAAGCGAATGCGATTGATCCTATAATACCAATAACAAAAGCAATTGCAGTAGGAAATGCAGCAAAACCAAAAGAGAGTGCTAAAATCCCTTGAGGTATGCCGTTTATTACAACCGCTATTGCGGTTAGAATGCTTTCCATTAAGCCTTCCATATTATCCTTTCTTTTTCATTCTCAGAATACCGTCTTCATCTTTTTCCATCTCCATTGCGCGATACACTTTGCCTGGATAAAAGGAATCTAAATGGCATTCTTTATGTGTTAAACATTTTATATGTGGATAACAAGTCATCATATGAGTATCCACCATCTTACGGTAAGCCGACCAACCCTCAGTTATTGGATTGGGCTGTTTTTGCCGCGCCAATTATTTTACATATTTTATTAAAGATTGAAATCCTTGATGATGTCGCATTAACCAGCCAGCATCATTATGTGGCCCCACTAGAACATAACCTACTGATAGTAATGAAATTAATTGTTTCATTTTCTCCTTCCGAAAAAATTGTTGTTAATTTCTCTCGCCCATTACCAACGGGTCTTCCAACCCCTTCACGATTTGAAAAAGGCCCCCGAAGAGGCCTTTTATTTTTTTGTCTTACCTCTTAGAGTAGATTCCCCAAAGTACCCATATTGAAACTAGGCCGATTAATCCTTCTGCACCTAATTGTTTTACGAGTGACACTACTGAACCCACGATATCCATTCCGAGAAATGGTACAGCCGCACCAAAGATTACTTGAAGAACAACGCCAAGAGCAATTATTGCAAGACCTAATTCGGTTATACCTCTAATCCAACCGAGCACGTTATCTAACATAAAATTATCCTTTTAATTGTTATTGAAAAGTAAGAGGCGCAGACCACCAGGCTTCCCATGGAAAATGAATCCAGAGATTCTCGGTATCTTTTGCTACCTCCCTTACGTAATAATGAGGTTCAAATTTAACTTCATTATTCCACCAAAGTGATGCAAACCTTACATCACAATTGATTTCTAAGGGCTTGTCCTTTTTCGGGCCCTTAATAAAAGATGATATACGTTCAAACGTTTCACCACTATCGCATATGTCATCTACTATTAAAACTCTCTCATCAGTATTCCTAGGGAGATAATCTTCCCATTCTGGAAAATCTCTAAGAGAGCTCTTCACGGGCTTAAAAGGTTTTTTTAACCAATGGGACATCATAACGCCAGGCGTTAAACCTCCCCTACTTAAACCCACGATCACGTCTGGCACAAAGTTATCTAATGTAATCTCTCTACAGAGTTGATTAACATCAAGACACATTTCCTGCCAAGTGTACCATAATTTATTCATAACAAAACTCCACTATTAAGTATTTATCAAACAAAAAACGCTTCCAAAGAACTTACCTTCTCTGGTGACCAGCCAATTACTTTCAATATTTCATTCAATGGTCCCCTAAATGATTTCTCAAATTGTTTCTCATAATCAATATAATCATGGAGACCAAATTCTTCAGGTAGCCCCTCCATCATGGCTATCACACTATCCCTAATGGGATTAGGTTGTTTTAAATAAACGAACTTAATCTTCTCACCCTCTTGAATAAAAGGATGTTTATTTTGCAACTTCTTCTCTTTTAAAAAATGATTATATAAACGAGTTGCTTTCACATGTATAGGTGTTCCTTTAGCATATAAGGTATGACCACCATTATACTTTTCAATTCCTTTTACAGATCTAGGAAAAGCTATATTCTCAATAGGTTCTTTTTCAAATTGATTTCTAAAATCAGCAATGAACTCTTGTATAGCAGTTTCATCTTTATTAATAATAATATCAAAAGACTTCTTTAACTTATCTCTACAAGATGTTGGTGTTGAGGATTTAACAGATTCAATACCCATAACTTTAATTCGTGGGTTTGTATATCGAACACCTTCATTATCATGAACATTTAAAATATAATGTTTCTTACCAGTCCATATTCCTTTATCAGCAAGACATTCTCTTTTCATATACATCTTCTGATCATAGGCATTCATATACTTTGCTAAATCGGCATATCCTGTATCGATTATCTTTGTTATCTTCTCTTCACAAACCTTATCTAGGAAATCAATAACCTTTGTTGTCTCCACATCCTCCGGGAATACCTTTTTAACTAAATCATCCAAAGTAATATAAAGGGAGTCAGTATCAGATGCCAATACATAATCAACCTCCTTTGTTTCCAATATTTGATTGAGATAATTATTGACCACAGTTTCTGCCCAACGAATACTGAGCTGCCCTCCTAATGTAATAGCTTCAGATATTCTTAAATCATAAAATCTAAAATAAGGATTTCCGAAAGCACCATAAACACTATTCAACATTAACTTCATAGCTAACTGTCTGTTACCATATGAATCTGCTTCTTTCTGCAGTTTATCAATCTTCTTTGGATCTGTTTCTTTTTCTAACTTCTTCTTTGCCTCAATCATCTTCTTTTTAAAGATGACTCTATTATCATACTTCTCTTGCATTAATCTAGGTAAGAATCCTTGCACATCTTTTCTGAATGCTTGACCACTTGCTGCAATGGTAATATCTTTTTCATAGAACTTATCTAGATCGATCTTCTTATCTAATAGGTTATCAATACCACATTGCTGTGTAATGCCTGTTAAAATAGTTTCAGGGCTAACATTGTATTGCATGATTAAATGAGGGTATAGACTATTTAAATCGAAGCTAACAACCCATTTATGCATACCTGTTTGTACATCCTTTACATATGCACCTACATAGGCTTTATTCTTTGTATTATCTTTCTTTGGTGGGACAACAATATTTCTATTCATTAAATCGTTTGCGAGAATCACTTCCCACATCATAACCATTCCAAATGTATCTTGATAATTTACTTTTGCTTCATATGCAAGAGCAACTACCATTTCGATTAACTTTTTCTTTTCTTCTAATCGCTCAACTAATTGTACGTCTTTAATATTATATTCAATAAACAGTTGGAAGTTTTCTTTGTATAATGTATAGAGATTACCATACTCTTCAAATGATAATTTTCTTTCCCCTAGTTCTATTGACGCAATGTAATCGAGCCGATAAGATTCAGCAGGGGGACTATTACGTCTATAAACGTCAATATAGTCAATAACAGAAATGCCAATAATATCATGAAAAGTAACATCTTTTCCACGAAACTGAGTAACTCGCTCATGTATTAATCTCCATGGGGATAGCCTGCGTGCTTCTTTAACATCATATAACCTGACTATGCGATTATACAAATAAGGAATATCAAAACCTTGAATATTCCAACCTGTAATAATATCCGGACCTAACTTTTCCCAGAAACCAAGAAACTCTTGTATTAAATGATTCTCATCAGAACATTGAAAATATTCTATATTGTCTTCATGTGCTTTATAATCCCCACAACCGAAAACATAATACTTCCCATTATTACCAACGGTGATTGCTTGTATTTCTTCAATTGCAGATACAGGATCAGGAAATCCATGTTCTGAGCCAACCTCAATATCAACAGACGCAATTGACAATAAATCAAAGTCATAATCTATACCTCTGTCTTTTGGAAAGTTATCATAGATCCAACTATACCTATAAGTATTCATTCCATAGATATGAAAGTTATCAACACCTTCATATCTACGAATAAAATCTCTTGTTTCTTTTATTGTTCCGGGTTTAACAGGAGCCAGATACTTTCCATCAATAGTTGTATGACTTGACTTCTCTCTGGAAGGTATAAAAATGGTTGGTCGATATTCAACACGGTCATCAAACTTCTGACCATTCTCATATCCTCTTACTAATATGTGATCACCAATCTGATGAACATTAGTGTAAAATTTCATTTATTTTGTTTTTCAGGAATGCGATAATAATGTTCTACTTTATGTCCCATTGATTCAAGTGTTTTATAACACCATAATATTTGTTGGTCTATCCAACACCTACCTTTAAACGCTCCTATTGTATAAAGGAACTGTAGGTAAATTAAAATAAGAAGTTTCATTTCCTATCCCTCTCATTTGATTATTCCTTCTTTATATTGAGTTTTACCATTAACTCTCAAAGCAGTATTAATCTTTCCACGATTTTTGCCATTTGTTTTAAAACTACAATGAACCCATCCACTTGATGGTTTCCCTTGTTGATAGAACTCTAGAATTAACTGATCGAATTCTAAATTATCTCTGACCCATTCTGCCAACTCATCGTTGCCAACTCTTGAACATTCAAAGTCTGCTGCTTCTCCATGACAATGTTGACTTGTCTTAGATCCTCCAACTGCCTTATTTAAAGCAGGTCCTCTGTAACCACTATTTACACGAACTGGTCCGAATTTTTCTCGAACTGGTTGTAAAATATGATTTGCTACATTAGTAAGATTGACTAAAATTTGATCTGTGGCAGGTGTATTATCTAAACCCATTCTATCTGCTGTTGAACTTTTTATTAATTCAGGTAGGGTAAAGTTCGGGGCTACCCTAATATCTTCAGCTTCATTCACTTTTCACTCCTATTGTGGGGTCGCTGGTTAGAAAGTATTTATCTTCAACGACCCCGTCGAACTTAGGAAAGCTTCTTTTGATTTGTTACAATCTTAATCTGCTTTGCCTTCTTTTCCTCAGGAATAATCTTCTCCATTTTAATTGTTAACATCCCAGCGTCTAATGCTGCTCCTTTAACAATTATATCATCAGAGAGAGTCCAACAACGTTTAAAAGAACGCTTTGCAATCCCTTGATAGAGAAAATCTTCATCTGATTTATCTGTTGTTGATTCGACGGTTAACACACCGTTTTCAACATTCACTGTAATGTCTTCTTCATTGAGTCCTGCAACTGCTAACTCTATTATATAATCATCTCCATCTTTTTTCAAGTTATAAGGTGGGTAACTTGAAGTTTGATTTTGATTGATATTAGACAATTCTCCAAACACTCTTTCAAACATATGATCTAATCCAATTGCGGACTGAGTCAAGTGTTGTAAATGTTTGGGATTTGTAAACAGTGATGCGGCGTTTGTATATAACATATTATCTCCTTATAAAAGCAAGATTATCAGTCTCTCCATCCCTCACCAGCGAGCAGATGTTCAAACCGATGTTTAAGAACAATCCATATTAATTCTAATATGGAATCGGCAGTATACTCACCAACCTCGTCGATTGTATACTCACCTGTTTCAGGATCTGTTATGACTCTATCATAAACCAAGAGGTCATAACTATGTCCTGCTATACCATAGGGTCGGTCATCATAATCTTCTTTATCTTTCCAACCATATGTTTTATCATCAACGAAATTTGTCATTTGCCTGTACTTCCAAAACCACCGTCGCGGTCAGTCTTTTGAGTAGGCTTTTTAGACGTCTCCTCAATTTCGTAATGATTCATTTCGACAAGTTCGCCTTGAGCTACCCTGTCGCCATTATTTATAACAATTGTTTGAACTTCTGAAAGATTCACACAAGCAATAAACAATGGATCCACGTAATCATAATCGATTACGCCTTCGCAATTAATTAAGCTCATGCCCTGTTTAATTGCTGTTCCAGATCTAGGGTGTATTCTTACTGAATAACCATTTGGGATATCTAAAATCAATCCTGTTGGAATCAATGCCCTTTGAAATGGATGAATTGTTATAGAAGAATCTTTTCTTTCTATAAATGTTTTTTTATCTTCATTCCAAACTTTATATCCAACT